CTGGTTGAACTGGTGAGGTTGTCAACTCTTCAAATTTGAAAATTTGCCGTTTATTTACAATCTCTACAATCCAGTTTTCTTCATCAAGGGGTGTCCATTTGTTGTATTTTTGCAAATTATCCTTGGCCAAGAGCGGTTGCAAATTTGTCCAATGAAAGGCTTGATCTAAGCTCTGCTCATCGAATTTCGACACGGGTTTGATATGGTCAATGTGGTGCGTGTCATCAAGCGTTTCAACGTGATAGTAGAGCTTAAAAACTTCCAACAATTGCTCAATCGTACAACCAAGATATTCAAGTGTTCGCTGACGTTTTACAAGATTTTTAGACTCCAAAGCGCTGTACAGGCGACTTGAAATAACACTCTTCAGCCAACCATTGTAATTACACGTCCAACATTTTTGTGTTTGAGCACCGTGTTCACACAAATTTGAACCACCGCACTCGTGACAAATTTGTTTGATGTTTCCGTGGTGGCAACACGGTGAGCCGCACTGTTTGCAGGCTGATTTATGCATAAGTTGACCATTTTTACCATGGTTACAGTAATTTTGAGGAAAACAATCGGAGCAATTTTGCTTAACTTTGCGATGTGGTATACACGTATTTTTACCCTCGCAATCCACGCAGTTTTCTTCTTTAAACCCGTGTTCACAATCTGGTTTGGGGTGGCACTGAGTGCATCTGTATTTAGTATTGTTGTGCTCACACAAACCACTCTTATCTTCACATATTTTACAATATTTTCGCATGGTGTTGTGCTCGCATTTAAAAGTTTTATATGTTTTAGACGCTTCAATGGCTTTACAATTGGAACAACCTCGGAATTCTGGGAATTTTTTAACACAAACTTGGATGTGGCTAATTCCGACGGGGCCAATGATATAGTTGCACGTACTACATTTGAATTTAAACGAACCCGAAGAAACTGCAGTCGGTTTGGGTGGATCAATGAGTGTATAGGACGTTTGCGCGAAAAGTTGGCCATGTCTCTCCAATACATCTGTATGGGTTGTAATCATGCATTTTTTCGGACCACCATTTGCATGAGGATGGCATTGTCGACAATCACCTTTGGTGCGAAGAAAAAAGTGTGAAACCTTTTTCTTCTCTTGACACACGTTGCATGCAAAGTATATTGAATCTTTTTTTGTAATCGGTTCAGTTTGAAGGATGGAAAAGTTGTACTTTTTGCATTGGTCTATAATGGGCTTGACCAATTTGTCAAACGTGTAACCATCTCCAGGTTTTTGAAGCAAGATTGAGAATGCTTCTTCGATCGTCAGGTATTTTTCTGTCATAGTGTAGTATCTGTCATATGTGGGGCAAATATTTTAATTTCATCACGTGTTTAATTTCATTTTTAAATATTGTACAAGTTGATTCAATATATTTTTGTATATTGAATGAATATGTGTAAACCAATTGCCCCATGTGGATTACAAAACCGGAAATCCCAGAGCACCACCGCTGATACGCACAATATTGTAATTAACCGCTGTAACAATAAAGTCGAATTTCTGAGGTGCACCGCACCCAGAGGCGAAAGGGATTTGGGGGTTTGTTGTAGCAGTATTACCGGTAGAGGCATCGATGGCAGCCTGGGAAGCAACTGGGGCAATGCTCACGTTAGCGAGTTTACCATAGTTAGTACTTCCCATTGGATCCAAACAGAAAAAGTCTAACGAATAACTGTACATGTGGTAACCAGTTTCCAAAGGAATGACCGGAGCATGGTACCAGGGGTTGACCAGACTAAAGTAATCAGATCCCATGCAAGAAAGACGGGCAGTGTTTTCGTAGATGAGAGACGTGTTCAGAATAGGGTCAAGAGCGCACGGCGGGTAAAAGTCCGTAGCCCCGGCAGTCGTCGTGTAAGGAGAAGCAGTAGTGTAGTTGCTCCATTCGCAGCTAACCGTCTTGTTGCGAGCCGAGAAAAAGAGGGCCTTGATACTGTGGGAGAAGCGAATGTCGTACGAGGGCTGGCTGTTTTGGTTGGGGACAAACGTCTGGATAGGCGCCGTCTGGACCTGTTCAATCAGCACATCACGAGGAGCGCAGGCCATGCGCTTACGTTCGTCACTGGACACGATGGCGTAGGTGGACCACACTTGCACACAGTTGAGGTGCGGCTCACCGGTGCTAAGTTGGTAAGTCTGGGCGCAAGTACCTTGTGGTGTGTAAATGGGACCAGCTTGGACGGTAGTGTCGTCAACAATGAGGAGCTCGCTCCAGTTGCGGAAACTGAACGTGATGCGCACATCGTTGTACGGGAGGGCCGCTGTGGGGAGTGCAACACCACTGTCACGAGCGTAGAAGAAGGGAAGAGGCAAGTTGAGCGTCACAGACGGGATGGGTTGTCCCGGGCCGTGAGACTGAATGAGCTCATTAATGTTGCCAATCATATTGTTGTAACCCGTGCGCTTGCCAGCGGGCACAGTGAAGGCAGACCAGAAATCGAGATGGTAGTTGTCGAACCGAGCAGCGACAAGGTCGTTGAAAGTGATGGCTGATTCGCGAACCAGATTGTGCATAAGATTACGGGTCCAGCGGAGGGTCTTGTTATTGTTGCTGGGGACGTCCGCAACCAGGGCGAGCGTCACAGAGGGAATCGTCACACGGAGCCAAGTGTTGATGAGGTAATCACCAGCACGACTAATGGTAACAGACCACTCTTGGCCAAACTCTGGCTGACCAGACGCGCGGGAAAGAACGACTGGCACAATCGTGAACCAGGTCGCCTTGCGCGTTTCGCGGACAAAGTAGGCGATAGCATCGGGACCACCGTAAAGATACTTTTCTTGTTCATCGTAGGTAGCGAGATCAATAAATCCACTTGTTAAGTTGGAACTGCAGATAGAAGACATACTATTTTATATGATGAGAAATAAAAAAATAAAAAAAAAAATTAACCCACATTTACTATATAGTAGGAAACGCGATTTAAAAAGAATATATTTTATTTAAATCGTAAAATAAATGGAAAGGGACAGGTTGAATCTAGGTATGAACATTGCATTTTACGTATGCTTATTCTTTTGGGTGTATGGGTCGGCGTACTTTTTGGGCAGCAACGTGTACGTGGCGACGGCAGTCTATATATGTTTAGCGTACATCATATACACTTTAACATTTAGAAAATTCTGTATTAATAAAAATGGATGACCGATTTGTATATTTATTTATATCGGCGATGGCTTTAATAAACTTGGTGTTGTTGTTGAGAAGCAAAGATTATACCACGCGGTGCAAGCCGTGTTCAAAAAAGATGACGGCCATTACAATTTTTGCCCATTATATTCACTATTTTCTCCACTGTTTTAACCTGTATGGCTTTTTATTCACCAACAAGGTTATACTACTCTTGTACCTGGTAACGCCCATCATTGTCGGAACGGGGTGGTTATTCTTTTCGACCAAGCATTTCACGAGCGCGTGTGTCCTGACCAATTATACCGACATTCTTTGCAACATTCGCGACGGCAAGAGCGTCAAATTCATCGACATGTACAGAAACATGGGAATTCCCGACATTATGATTATGGGTTCAAAGACGAACGCCTCGTACATGATTATAACGACGATTGGTTTTTTTATTGCTTTAATCAAACTTGTATTTTACTGAAAATGAATTTTAAAAATGAAAATACAATATAGTGGTAAATTTCAAAGTAGTAAACATGGTACTACACATTGTTATTGGATGCGCAGTAGATGTTCGCGGCACGTCGTGGATAGGTAATCCGTGTACTGCCAACAAGATTTGGACTGTTGCTGCATTTACAAATGTTGAAAAAGCTACCCAGTTGTGCGAGCAATTGAATAAAGCGTCAGAGACGGACTACAAATTTGAAAACCTGGCCAAGGTGCATTCAAGGGCGCTGCCGCCTGGTGGCTGGTCCAGCGTCGAGGATAGGTACGAATGGATTGCCATTGGGTATCAAGTGAATGATACCCTAGTTGAAGACGAAGGTGGTGGCGATGAGTACAACTACCACCTTACCGACGAGGTGTACGATGTGCCTGGGCCTAGTTCTAGTCTTTTTATAAAAAGAAATATTTCACCCGAATTGAGTACATTTTTAAATCTACCGGCGACAAAAAAAATATCCCATGTCGATGCCTGTGGATTGACATGCAACTATTTTAGAGCCAAAAAATTGATGGATGCCGAAACTGCAACTTTTCTACTAGACTCGACGTTGGCTACTCTTTTTGAGAAAGAGTGTGGAGAGA